CCCCACGCGGTGTACAAGACTGGTAGCAAGAGCCAGCCTGCTTACCCCTGAGCAGAACTGTGGCTTGCGACTAACTAACGATAGAAAGGGTGGTTGCTATGAGCAACAACTACTGGGATGAAGAAGACGACGAACAAGATACACCAGACCATCAACTGTCTGGCGATGACTTAGTTAAGAAACTAAGAAAAGCCAAGCGTGCTGATGAGAAGCGTATCAAGGAACTTTCCGAACAACTTGAAGGATTCCTCAAGGAAAAGAAGGAAAAGACCGTCGCTGATGTCCTAGCAAAAAAGGGAGTAAACGCTAAGGCTGCAAGACTTATTCTGAAAGATGTGCAGGAAGCCACTGAGGAGTCTATTGACTCTTGGCTCCGTGATAACGGAGATTTAATCGGCTATAACCCACAGGTTCAAAATGAAGATACGCAGCAGAATCTTGCGACTTTACGTCAGCAAGACATTCTTACCCAAGGCGGTATTGCTCCAGACAAAGCCGTAGATTTAGAGCGACAACTAGAAAATGCCGACTCTATTGATGATTTAATGAATCTTCTACGCAATTCCTAATCCGTTCATAGTCACTTGGAGGTGACAACTCAATGGCTAATGCCTATACCGATACAGGTTCTACCTCTCTAGGTGGTTCCGTTGGTGGCGCAGGTCTAGTACAGAAGGCGTATGACCGTCTTCTAGAGTTTGCTCTCCGTTCAGAACCACTACTTCGTTCTGTCGCAGACAAGCGTCCTGCTCGCCAAGCATTCCCAGGTTCAACTGTCGTTCTACAACGCTACGTTGACCTTGACCCAAAGACCTCTACTCTATCTGAGACAACAGACCCAGATGCAGTAGCGCTCACAACCCCAACTTCCGTCACCATTACTCTTAATGAGTACGGTAACGCAGTTCTTGTAACCCGCGCTCTTGAGTTATTCTCACTCGCAGATGTAGACCCAGCGATTGCAAATATTATTGCATACAACCTTGCTGATTCTATTGATGATGTTGTGTCAACAACTCTTACAGGCGGAACAAACGTAATTTACGGTGGTGCTCGTACCTCTACAGCAACCATCACTGCATCTGACACCATTGACTCAGCAGACATCCGCAAGGCTGTTGCTAAGTTGCGTGCTAATAAGGCTAAGGCTCGCCGTGGCTCTTATTACTGGTGCGGTATTCACCCAGAAGTTTCACACGACCTTCGTGCAGAAACTGGAAATATGGGCTGGAACTTTGTTCACGCACAAACTTCTGGCAATGTTGACAAGATTTGGGCTGGCGAAATCGGAGATTACGAAGGAGCATTCTTTGTTGAATCTTCACGTATCCCATCTGCTAAGGATGGTGCAGACCAGTCTGCTCTTGCTACAACCGCTGTAACCGTTGCAGGTACTTCAGCAGGCTTCACCTTCGGTGTTGCTTCTTCTGCTGTTATCGCAACTCGTGCAGAAGTTGGTGACAAGATTGCTGGAACTGGTATCGCTTCAGGTGCAAAGATTACTGCAATCAGCACTTCTGGCTCAACCACAACCTTTACTGTTGATACAGCAAACACCGCTGCAGTTACTGCAACGACAACTGTTACTGTAACTCCAGTAACCCGTGTATTTGATACTCTCCTCTGCGGACAGCAAGCACTTGCTGAGGCTGTTGCAGAAGAACCACACATCGTTATTGGAAACGTAACCGATAAGTTGATGCGCTTCCGCCCAATGGGCTGGTACGGCGTACTCGGCTTTGCACGTTACCGTGAAGAAGCGTTGTATCGTATTGAAACTGGTTCCTCAATCGCTGCTCTTTAGTTGATTGACTGTCGGGCAGGGGCAACCCTGCCTGATGGTGAGTTCACTAGGAGGACTTATGACTAATTGGTTATTTAAAACACCAACAGTAGAAGAAGGACCTGCTGGTCAGGCTCGTCTATTTGAGTTCTACAAGATTGACCGTGGCATCACTATCGTCAGAGATGTAGATGGTGACTATGCACAGGTTCGTTATCTACAAGATAGTGACTATGCAACCTACCCAGAGATTTATCAGGGTGGCTACAACCACACTGTAGATGATGCTACTAAAGCAGCACTTATTGCTGGCAATATCGGAGTAACAGAAAGTAACTTTACTGCCCTATGAAGCACTGGGAATACCATCCTGAGTATGTAGACGGCTGCTTTGGATGCAAGGGGATGAGTGTTCAGATGAACGCAGGAGACGCTGATAGCCGAAGGGTTATGCCTAATAAAGCGTTTAACAAAGAATTGGATGCCTATAAAGAGGCGAGAGCCCAAGGTATCCAGCCAAATGGAACTTCTATGGCGAAGATTCAAGAGGCAGTCAAGGCTAGTGAGGTATTAGGCAAGCCGTATAACGGTAGCAAGATGCCACCAGCCAAAGCAATTAACAAACAAACAGCAGCGGTAATGAAAGAAATAGGAGCATAACTATGCCAATGGTAAATGGAAAGAAGTTTCCTTACACAGCAAAAGGCAAGAAGGCAGCCAAGTCCTACGCAATGGGCGAGAAGATGGAATCAAAGGCTGAAAAGAAAATGGAAATGAAAAAGGGTATGAAGAAGATGGCAGCAAAAAAGAAGATGGCTGCTAAGAAAATGAAAAAGAAGTAATTATGCCGATGGAAAATATGAAGGTTCCTCATACGTATCGTTCAGAATGGATGCAGTCTCCGTACTCAACAGCGGAAAACTATATGCCATATGAAGAATACTATGCCCTTCGTGTGCGAACAGAACCTAATCAAAGTTATCTCAGAGCAAAGGCTGCCAGTAAAGATGCTAGCAAAATGTTAGCAGCAAGCAAGAAGGCAGTTAAAAGGAGTACCAAGTAATGAAAGCAAAAAAAGGAATGGGCTTCAAAGCAGCCCAATCACAAATTGCCAAAAAGCAGGGTATCTCCAAGGAACGTGCAGGAGCAATCCTTGCGGCTGGTGCTCGGAAAGCCTCAGCAGCAGCCAAGAAGAAGAACCCAAACCTTAAGAAGGTTAAAGGTGTTATGAAGAAGGGTAAGAAATAATGGCTGGCAAAACTAAATTAATTAAAGGTCCAGATGGAAAATATTACACACCTACTGCATATAAAAATCAATGGGGTAAAATACCTGCAGGTAGTGCTTATGATGTAGAAACACCTAAAGTAGTACGTATTGATAGCAATTCAGTAAAACCAGGCAAAACCCGTATTGGTAATTTAGCGGGTGGCGGACTTGGCGGTATGTTCGGAACTAAAAACCGATAATGTCTTCGGGTAAATATAAACCGCACCGCAAGTTTAACTCTGTACAAATCAGAGATGGCTATGTGGTGCGGTTAAATAAGAATGGAACAGTAAGAGCAACACTAGGAAAGTATGGGGAATATGGCAAGCAAGAAAGACCCGCGGCTCGCTAGAGCAGGTGTCTCTGGCTTTAACAAGCCAAAGCGCACACCTAACCATCCTAAGAAATCACACATTGTTGTGGCTAAAGAAGGCAGTCAGATTAAGACTATCCGCTTTGGTGAACAAGGTGCTAAGACTGCTGGCAAACCCAAGGCTGGTGAGGGTGACAGGATGAAGAAGAAGCGTGCATCCTTTAAGGCACGCCACGCTAAGAACATTGCCAAGGGCAAGATGTCTGCTGCTTACTGGGCAGATAAGGTGAAATGGTAATGGCGTATACCAAACCTGAACTCAGAGAGCGTATTAAGAACCGTGTAATGGCTGGCAGTAAAGGCGGTAAGCCTGGTCAGTGGTCTGCTCGTAAAGCACAGATTGTTGCACAGGAATATAAGAAGGCTGGCGGTGGCTACTCTGGCAGCAAGACCAGCAAACAAAAGTCTTTATCTAAATGGACTAAAGAAAAATGGGGCACTAAATCAGGTAAGCCAAGTACTCAAGGTAGTAAGGCTACAGGGGAACGGTATCTACCTAAGAAGGCTAGAGAGAAACTTTCTGCTGCTGAATACGCAAAGACATCCGCCAAGAAGCGGGAAGATATGCGTAAAGGTAAGCAGTTTTCAAAACAACCTAAGTCAATAGCAAAGAAAACGGCGAGGTATAGATAGTGGCAACGGGCACAGCAGGTAGTTCATTTACCAGCGAACTCAATCGCTTGGCTAATGGTGGGACATATCCAGCAATTACTGCATATAAGACAGCAACTCAGGCTGCCAATGATTATGCCGCTACCACAGGACTATCTCTTATTGGTGCCCTGAATAAGAAAGCAGATGTTAACCGCCAACCTAATAACTATAAAGCCCTTGGTGGTATCTGTAATGAACTGGCAGGAACTAGTGGGCTTTCTCCGACTGATGCTTTAAGGAGCATAAACCTATGACATATACCTTGGCACAGATGATGGACGAAGTCCAGATTAACCTATCTGGATATACCTATCAGCAAGACCGCTCTACATATCTTACTGCTGCTGTTACCACAACCACTTCTCCTAGTTCATCACCGCTTATTCTTAGCCTTGCATCTACTCAGGATGTAGGCAAAGGTGTTATTGAGATTGATGATGAGTTGTTGTGGGTAGATAACGTAGACCGTGTTGCTAACACTGCAACGGTTTCACCGTATGGTCGTGGCTATTTAGGTACTACTGCTAGTACCCACGCTGTTGATGCAAAGGTAACTATCAGCCCAATCTTCCCACGGGCTAGCATTACTAAGGCTATCAACGACACTATTCACGCAGTTGGTAGTGCTATCTATGCTACGAAGCAGACTACATTTACATATAACGCTGCGGTTACTACCTATGAATTCCAAGACCTAGGCATTGAAAATATCCTGTCTGTCTCCTGGCAGGATATTGGTCCTACAAAAGAATGGATTAGAGTTAATCGCTGGACATTTGACCCATATGCAGATGTAACTACCTGGGGTTCTAATAGCCAAACTATCACTATCGGGGATGTAATTATTGCTGGTAGAACTGTCAAGGTTATGTATGCAACTAGCCCAGCAGTCTTTACTGCAACTAGCCAAGACTTTGCTACACAGACAGGACTACCTTCCAGCACTAAGGATGTAGTAATTCTTGGCGCTGCTTATAGATTGCTGCAATATCTAGACCCAGCCCGTGCTGCTCAATACAGCCCACAGGCTGATGAGATTGACGCTAAGCGTCCATTCGGTGCAAGCAATAATGCTGTCCGACAACTATTTGCTTTGTATACCCAGCGACTCAATGAGGAGCGGAGCAAGCAACAGAATCAGTATCCACCACGAGTTCACTATAGCGCCCGATAGGAACATAAATGACAACACGTAAATACTCATCCCGCTCACAGCAGACTACGCTGACTGGAGCCATTACATCAGGTGCTACGTCTATGACCGTAGTATCGGGTACTGCGCTGCTAGGTGGTGTAACAATCTCAGCAGGTACTACCTTTACTTTGGTTCTGGATGTTGATACTGCTATTGAAGAAATCGTAGATGCCACGGCGGTATCTACCAATACCTTTACAATCACTCGTGCAATAGATGGTTCAACAGCGCAAGACCATAGCGCTGGTGCAGTGGTACGACATATGGCAATCGGTCGTGATTATCGGGACGCTAATACACACACCGAAGCAGATGCTTACTACAATGACGGTGCTGGTGCTGGACATACTATGCACGGTATTGGTTCTGGCGAAGGTGTTGTAGTTGGTACTCTTAAGACCCAAACACTTACAAATAAAACTTTAACTAGCCCTACAATTTCTAACCCTACATTTACTGGTACACCATCGGCTGAAGCCAGCATTATCTTTGAAGGCTCTACTGCAGATGCCTATGAGACAACCCTGACTGTAGTTGACCCAACACAGGACAACACAATTACCCTACCTAATACCACAGGTACGGTAGTCATCGCTGACGCTACACAGACCCTGACCAATAAAACCTTGACGAGCCCTGTAATATCAGGTACGCCAACAATTACAGGTCTGTCCTCAGCAGGAATGATTTCATCCTCTGCTACCCCTAAAGATTATGTAGATAGCATTCTAGGCTCAGCAACGGCTGCAGCAACCTCAGCAGCATCGGCTGCTACCAGTGCTGCCTCTGCCGCTACAAGTGCCTCTAGCGCCTCTACAAGCGCTTCTAGCGCCCTAACTAGCGCCAATAGTGCAGCAACCTCAGCCACAGCAGCAGCCACTTCTGCAACCTCTGCAGCGGCTTCTGCGACTGCAGCAGCAACCAGTGCCACAAGCGCTGCTGCCTCTGCTACTACGGCTTCTAACTCTGCTGCCGCTGCTGCCACATCGGCTACTTCAGCAGCAACTTCTGCCTCATCTGCTTTAACTAGCGCTAACTCAGCCAGCACATCTGCTACATCTGCAGCCAACTCGGCAACTGCTTCGGCTACATCAGCAAGCGCTGCTGCTACCTCTGCTACATCTGCTGCTGCCAGCGCTACTGCTGCAGCAACAAGTGCTGCTAGCGCAGCGACATCTGCATCATCTGCCCTGACCAGTGCCAACTCTGCTGCTACTTCTGCAGCGAGTGCTGCTGCTGCTGTTGCAGCATCCTTTGATGCTAAAGGGGATTTACTAGTAGGTACAGGGGCAGGAGCCTTTGACCAACTCACAGTTGCTGCAACTAACGGCTATGTCTTAAGTGTCA